CCATCGTGTTAATGCCAGTTCCTGCGTCATCAATGCGTTTCAAGCGCCAATAGACCAGCGTGTACGTCTGCGTGTCGTCAGGAATCGGCCACACAGTCACCTGCGGGATGGAGGTTTTGCGGTTAATGTAAATCTGAATTGGACGCGCCTGTTGCAGCTTGTTGGGTATCGTAGCGTACGTAGACACGCTGATGCGTGTGATAGTCAAGTCAGCCTGTGTTGCAGCACTGCCTGCGCCCGTACGTATAACGTGTTCAAGAAGATCAACTGTGCTTGCAGGAAGGTCGTACGTAGCAGTCCCAGCAACCAACGTGATAGAGCCTTGCTCAAACGTCCACATGTTCAGGCCACGGTTGGCCCAGTCGGCAAACATCAGGTTCAAACTACGCCGTGCAGTCTTCAAGTCATAGCCCGTGCGCAACTCGGCACCGCAGCGCTCAAACGCCTCTTCAACGATCTCAACTAGGTCGAGATTGAATGTCGTTGTGCCAGAAGTTGCCATAATTTACTTTGCAGTTTTTGCGGAGTCGATAAATGCCTGGTTAGTAGGTGCGCCCTTAGCGCCGGGTTTACGCATCTTGCCACCGCGCTTACGCTTTGCATGAATGTTTGCGTACAAACCCACTTTGCCGCCCCCTGCGTACTGCGTAAAGTCAGTGTCGTCCCTACGAGCCGTTTTCTTGGCTTTGGGCATCTTACTGGGGTTGATGTCCCCCATTCCACGGCTGGCTATCATGTCAGCACATCTTCCCGCGAGTTTTACCGCGCTGTTCGATGCCGCCGCCACGGGCGTACTTGGCAACCTTACCGCCTTTAGCCTTCTTGACTGCTGGGGCAGATGCTTTCTGCGCGGGGGCAGGAGCCTGCTCCGTAACCGTTAGCGACTTCGCATATGCTTTGTCAACGGTGCCTTTTTGCTCGGCACGGGCATCATCAATCTCTTGTTGAGTAGGGCGTCCCATTAGCACTTACCCCCGCCCATCATCTTGACCATCGTACCCTTGGTCTTACCCTTGGAGGCAATACCGTCAACCGCACCGCCAGCCTTCAGGCCTTTGTGGGCCTTGGAAGCGGGTTTGGCGGCATGCTTCGCCAATGCGTCTGGCGCAGCGCCTTTTTTCTTGGACATCATTGCCATGAAGCCGGGGTTCATTTTCGTAGCCATAGTATCACCACCTTCTTTAAAAAGTTCGTTGCGACCTTGATTGGTCTTGGGTTTGTTTATCGACTGGATATCTGCTCGGCCACGCGTACTGGTAGGTGGTTTTCGCGCCTTATCAGCCGCTGTGAAGTCTTTACCCACACTCATCGGAACGCCAGCTTTCTTGGCAAATGACGGAGAGTGTGCAATAGCCGCCATGAACTTGTGTTGAGCTTTACTGCTGGAGGGCATTATTTGTCCCTCTTGGTGATGCGCTTTACCGTGTCCGTTTCCCAGATTCGGATTCCTGTCCAAATGATGGTAAACAAGGCAGCAATTGATGGAAGCATGTCTGCCAATGTTCCGAGTACGGTTACGATGGAAAGCACATCAATGACGTGCTTGAAAGAATCGTCAAAGTATGCGAGTGGGTCTTTCATGTCAGCATTTCCATCTAGCTAGTGAAGCAGCCTTGCGTGTTGGCCTGCCCTTCTCGTCTTTCATTGGTCCCGGCATGCCTGACATGCGAGCGCAGAACGAGTCCTTGCGTGCGCCACCTTGGGGCTGGGGGGCTTTGAGGTTACTTCCGGTCGCCGCGTTGTACTTGGCGCGGCCTTTGGCGGTCAGTCCAGCACCCTTGGATACGGGGAGCTTCTCGCCTCGACCAACAGCTAGAGATGGATTTTTAGCCATGATTGAGTGTACCAACTATTAGGGGTTCTGCAAAGCAAGAAACTGGCCGAGTGTCAAGCCCCCGCCGCCACCACCGCCACCAGCCGCTGCATTATGTAGCAGTTCGCCCATAGTGGCGTTAAGGTCGTAGTTGGCTGCAATAGCGTTCCAGACAGCGTCCCGGATACCTTCAGGGGTTAAAGCACTGTACGACAAAATATCGGCGGACATATTTCCGGTGGCATACGGGGTTGCGCTCGTAATTGACCCTGTGCCGCCCGTAGCTGCATCCATCCAAGCCAAAGCAGCCAATGTTGCGGTTAGGTTGCTAGAACCCGATAGGTTGGCAGATGCCTGTAAGAACCCCCGGAGGTCAGCACTAGACACGGTGCCGTCACCGGCAAGGTTTGCCGCCATGCTGATGATCAACTGCGCTATTGCACTGGTAATGTCCCCCGATCCAGTCAATCCTGCTTCAGCGTTTAAACCACCGGCCAAGGTTGCTGTGGCTGACCCTACCCCTTGGATGGGCTGGGTGGAGGCAATCTGCCCTGCAACTTGCGGCAAGACCCAAGCAATGTCGGGATAGCTGCCTGTTGGTATGGCGTACAGGCTTAGTGCTACCGTGGTCTGGTCAACGTAGAACCGATTCCGGTATGCCCCCGACTTGCTGAAGTTGGAACGTACTTGTCCTTCCACCGATGTGGTAGACCCAGCTACAAACGTGCTGGGGCTTTTCTGGAGGACAGAGTAGTTGCCAATTAGCACTTTAGCCCCAAGCGGAGTCGATGTGGCCGAAGAACGAACTGTTTGTCGGTGTAGCCGCGCCAGCGTACATCAACCACTGAAGGTTAGCCCCATCATAGACACGGGGCATGGAAGGCAGTTGGTTGACCAGATCGCGCTCAGAAGCCACACCCACCGTGGTAATTGGCAGAGTCAGCAGAGGTTTGCACAGCACCAAGTTCATTACGCCCGAGGTCATGGTGGCGCTAAATTGGATGGTCTGCACCGACAAAATGCCCTGATCGCCAGCCGCCAGCGGAATAAAGGGGCCAAACTTGCCAGCACCCGTCCCAGCGTAGGCAATGGAGCCAACTGGGCTAGAGGCATTGATGATTGGCAGAGATGGTGTTGCAGGGGTAAGCTGCCCAGCGGTTGATGCCGTGTTGGTGTAGCTCAACCGCGCGGTAGGTGTACCCACACCCATAACCACCGATGGGACCAAGTAAGCGCGTACCCCTTTACCATCAGCGTACCGTGGCAGGGTTTGGGTGCCGAGGACGGTTTGAGCCGTTGTCAGTGTGGTCGTGGTGATTGGGATTACTGCCAGTTGGTCGATCAACATCATGACTGCTGGCGCTGTTGTTGCCGCCGCTGAGAACGCGCTGACGTTCAGGATGTTCTTGACCAGAGGAGATACGTTACCACCCGTCTGGATGCCGTTGGCATATTGGGTTCCGGTGATGGTCTGCGCGGTGACCGTTTGGCTGATGTTGACCGTGTAAGTACCGCCGTTGTTTTGGCCCGTACCAGTACCCAAAGCCGTTATGTAAGTGCCTGCCGTTACCCCTGTGCCGGACAAAATGCTGCCTACGGTAAAGCGGCCAGAGCCGTGGGTCGTGTCTGTGAACGTGGTAGTGGCAATTGACCCGCCCAAAGCCGCCGTCACTGCCGTGATGCTGGTTGTGTCCGACATTGCTTGGAAGGTCAGGTTGGTTCCAGCGCCAATGATGGCGTTTTGTATGGGGTTGCCCGAGCCGGTACTCAGGTCATACCATTGACCGGCAGCTTGAGTACCCACGGGGAGCGTCAACTTGTTCCAATCTGATCGATTTGATTGCCCACCAGTCAATGCGCTGATAAGCTGATCCATACTCTGGATGGCCATTTTCTATCCCCAAACTGTTTGTAGGTAACCATGAAAGGCTACGGTGGATAAGCCTGCTTGCGGATTGCACAGCAGGTTTAAATAAGCGTCATCCTGAATCTGCGGCATGTCAAAGAAGTCCGTGATTGGAACTCGCTCTGCCGGGGCGTCAATTGAACGAAAGCTGATGTTTTCAATCGGCACTACCAAAACCAAAGCAATCAGGCCAATGTCTGCCGTCAAGAACTGGACGCTCTCAATGCTACGGACGCCCTTGTCACCAGCTTGAAGCCCCAAGAATGGGCCAGAACTAAACCGGGTGGCCGGGGCTGCGGTAATGATTGATCCTGTGGCTGTAGCGGTGTTGCAAGCCACCGTTTGCGTAGTCCGACCACTCACGCCGTCTGAATTGGTGTAGGTTACAAAAAACTGCGGGTTGCCTGACCCTGATTGAGCAGCCACTTGCACGGCCATGATGTTTACACCAACCCCGTTTGTGTAGCGAGGCAGTGTCACCGTGTTGGTCATGAACTGTGGGTCGGTGTTGCCCATGTCCACGAACGGGTAGTACATCAGGTAGTCGCACAGCAGCATAGGCAAAGGCGCTGCATTAGCTGCCGTTGCCATCACCATCAAAGTTTTCAGGAACTTCTTGTAGCCCAACTGTGCAACATTCTGCCCGTGGCTGATTCCCCCGTCCGTGCTTTGAGCCATTGCCACCGCTACCAAGGGTGAAGCTGCGTAGTAGTTGGGTACGGGGTTACCGGGACTCATGCTCATGTCAAACCAAACACCGCTTGTTGTGCTTTGGCTGACGGTTTTTCTCCAAGTGGCAAAGTTGGTCTTGCCGTCATTCTCGGCGTTGACCAGATCGCGCATACTTGAAATCACTGAGCCGTCCCTCGCCCGTACACCAGCGCCTCTAGGTTAGCAAGTACAGGAGCCTCATTGTGACCACAAGGGCGATACAACTCACCGTCTACAACTAGAACCGGCTCGTTGCACTCACCGCACACATAAACAGGCTTGTCGCCTTGGGCTGGGCGAAACGGTTCCATGCTTAAGTCTCCGTCACAACCAAAGCCAATGCAGCAAACTGCGGCTGGATACCGTTGGCTACTACCAAGGAGCTATTCAAAGCACCCGAGTACAAAATAATGCCAGCCCCGGTAGACAGCATCCCAATGGCTACGTAGGTCAAAGTGGCCCCCGTTGCACCGCACTGTGCAAACTGCGCCAAGGCTGCGTTGGTAGCCGTGTTGGTAGCCACCGTCCAACCTACGTTGGTGCGGACAACCGCAATCCGAGCGTAGTTGGTGTACGTTGTCTCGTTGGTTGACTGAGTGCCGCCTACGCCGGGGTCAGCGGTGTGCAGGCTTAGGTACAGGTCTGTTGCGGGGCTGCTTGCGGCGTTGTCCGCGATGTTTGCCCAAGCGGTTGCATTGAAGATCAGCTTCAGCAGGTTGTTGCAGGTTGTCGTACTTTTTGCCATGTCAAACTCCAGTCAGATTTTGGTACTCGGTGTAGTTGAGTGATGCGTAGCTTGCCCAAGCGGTGTCGTAGTCGGTGTACGTTGGGTTGTTTGACTGGTTGGCATAAAGCATAACCCCAGAAGTCGTGTTGAACTTTTGCAACAGCCAAACACCCCTAGCGGTTACCTTGCCTACATACAGTGGATTTGCGTCCACCAAGTTGTTGAGAAGATAAGGGCTAGAGGGTGGTACATAGGTAACACCACTGACCGACACCGTTTACCCCAGCTTGGCACGTAGCGTATCAAGAGCCTTCTCAGCAGCAGCTTTACGCTTCTCAAGGTCCGCGATTTCAGCCTGCATCACTTTGACAGCAACTGCGTGGTCTGCCTGAGCCGCCGAGGTATCTGCGGCAATCTGGGCCCCCACCTTAGCCAGCACTGCCGAGCTTTCGGTGATCTGGTCCTCAATGGCACCTAGTCGAGCCTTGGCAGCGGCATCTGCGGCTTTGGCTTCCGCCGCTGCCGCCTGCTTGGCTGCGTCAATCTCTGCGGCCACGGCCACCTTCTGATTGCTTACTTCGACCAACTCGGCATTCAGGGTTACAAGCCGCTTGTCTGCCTCTTCATAAGCGGCATCAA